GGGCTGGTAGGCAGGATACAAACCTTCTCGATCAATGGAAGACAGGAAATAGAGTTTGTCATTGAGGATTTTCTTTCAGCTTTAGAGGCTGAGTATCCCGGTGATCCAGACGGAATGATGCATTCCGAGGAAAACTATCCTGTGACTTTCAAATCTTGGTTAGACGTGAAGGATTTAGTTCGCGCCTATTATAAGTATATCCGTTCGAAGAATCCTATTCCGTAGTTACTTTATAGATGAAAGGATTGGGTGAAACCGTCGTGAGAGTGGAATCGGCATTACCCTATCTAAACACATTGGACTCTAATGTGCGAAGTAGGGTGATTTCCTCTCTATCTTCGTCTGCCGCGGGTAGACCCAAAGACCTAGTTTCTCCGATCATCGGCAGAGATAGTATTGATTACGATGCTGCCAGGGCTCATTACCGCGATGAGGTGCTTTTAGCATCAAGGACGAGATTCGAGTGGTTAAATAGTTTGGAAGAGGATTTGTCTGAAAAGATAGGTGCGTACTCAATTCAGGCTCCATATGAGATGAGGAAACGACAAGTCTATACCTACTTCGAGAGAAGAGGTCGTGACATTAATCGGAGAGCGTTATCCTATGCTTTCTCCAAGCTTATCACTCGCATGCCAAGAAACCTCAAACCTGTTTCGTTGTTAAACGCTTACCTGAACATGCCGCACGGAACTAATTTAGGTGCACCATACTTCACCTCAAATGCTGTTTACCGAGATGATGTATTTAAATTAGCCCAGGAATGTAGTAACCATGGATTCATTTCCTTTAGGGAGGAAGATCCATGCATGTTGTATTGGAGAGGTCAACCACGTGGTATCGGCCTTTTGACTAAACAAAGGACGGTATGGGGCTTTCCGCATTGGATTACCATCATCGAGTTATCTATTCAGATGGCCCTCCTGGCTAAATTGAAATTATTACCAGAATTCAGTGCCTGGGTAGGACCCGAGAGAGTAGCGGAAGTAATAACAACCATCCTCCAATCAGCTGGTCAAGTGCCAATCCTATCAGTGGATTTTAGCGGCTTTGATGCCTCAGCCCCGTATGAATTTATTCATACAGCATTTGATGTTATTAGATACTGCTTCCATCCGGCGGTGAGTACTCAAATTGATTTCATTGAGAATCGATTCCTAAATATTGGACTTCTCACACCAGAAGGGATTTTACTGGATAGAGATGGTGCTGTACCCTCAGGATCCGGTGTCACGAATTTAGTGGATAGTTTAATCCACCTTCTGATCGCATACTATGTGTCGTTTATTATCAGAAATGATATATTACAAATAACAACACAAGGTGATGATGGTGTGTGGCAGTTTAGTCGTGATTGGAATCTTGAGGAAGTCGAGTCCATAGTGGAATCAATTGGAATGACTCTTAGTAGTGATAAAGGAGGCGTTTCAACGACCGAGGTGTATTATCTGCAGAACGTTCACTCTGTGGAATACCTCATTGATGGACAATGTGTTGAGATCCGTCCACTTTGTAAGGCAGTGAACGGAATGTTATCATACGAGAGGCTGTCATCACCGTGGACAAAGTATGATGATTCAATTCGTTGGATTCAGCAGGTTGAGGCGTGTAAGTTTCACCCCAACTTTAAGGCACTTGTCAATTTCCTATATCAACATGACACATTGTTGCATGATCTAAGTGTGCGAGAAATTGTGCATAAAGGTCAAGGAATATCCCGGATTTCACGCGACCTTAAGGAAGAAGGGTTTCCATATGGGAAGCCTCCATTGTCAGCATTAGCGGAG